AATCAATATTCCAGAACATTAAATGATTAAGTTTCCCTAGGTGCCCGCCTAGCTATATAATGAATCAACATTATATAGAATATATAGGGCTATATAAAACTATTTAGTATAATAGTCTGGTTTCGCGACAATTGTTGCGTATTATAAAGGAATTAAACATAAATTTTATGAATATAATTAACATATAAAGATGATATCAATATAACATCCGTCGGTACTCGCTTACGCGAAGTCTTATCGTCGGGGTAATTATAAATAATATTGATCATTATAAGCATCAAAGATAGCTTCTTTTTCAAGTTGCAAATCTAAAATGTCTTGTTCATTATTCATAGAGTACATATGTTGTTCATATACTGTAGAGGTTACTTTAGTTACTGTATCTTCAAGAGGTACATACAAAATTACCCATTCTGATAGCAACTTCCAATCTTCCATTATCTCCAAACGAGAGAAATTAAGATTGAATTGCTTCCAGAATGATCGTTTTGTTTTTGTCACTTCTAGGGGTATAGTACCTTGTAAACCACGAGGGTATAAACATTCCATAGACCAGGTGAAATCTTTAAAGATATCACTAGGTTTTAACCAGTTTTTATTATAAATATTTTCTGCTTTATCGTTGGCCGATAGCAAGGGAATCATAGCAGTCTTAAAAACTCTGTGATCCTTCATTGCAGGTTCTTTCATAAGAACTTCAGCTTTCAATGAACGAAAATTTAATTTGCTTAAATTAATCAAGGTGCCTTCCGCACTATTCCAACGAGATAACAAAAAAGAAGCAAGCTTCCTTTGGGTCTCTGAATAGAATATTGATAAACCTGTAGGACGAGGAAAACCAAGTCCACCAAGTTTAGTCGGAATGAATAGATTAAATTTACCACCAGAAGTCAGTTCGCTGATCCTGTGCTTGTGGTAAAACAAAAAATACTTATGTGTGATTAATGGATTTACTGATTCAATAACAGCCTTTTGATACCATCCAGAAAGAGGAAGTAAAACTTCTTTAGCTCTCATGGATAATTTCGACTGGCTAGTCAATAAACCAATATTAATATAATCTAATTTAGTTAAGATCAAATTTACTTCATCAAAGTAATAAGATTCTGAGTTAACCGTCAAAAATTGATTTTGAACATAATTTTTCCCTAAGGACAAATTAAACCCAACCTCAGTGATTGAAGGTAACCAATATTTCTCATAGAACAGATCATTACAACGAAATAAAATATCATCACCATTTATCTTTACAGGTAAATCTTGAAGTTTAATATAAGTCGTAATTCCAAGCTCATGCTGACAATACTTTCTAAATGCAATAGCATAACTAATAAAATTAATCATACATAAAATAGGAAAAGACAAGATTGATCCCATCAATTGACCTACTTTTTGCAAGTATACTCCTTTATCAACATTCGTTGGATAACTAAGGAAAGAAGGATATAAAACTGAACGTAATATATTTTTCTCTTCCTCAGGTAAATCTAACATCTGTGAAAGAAAGGCCTCGAATGCGGCAATGGTGTATTTAGTTTTAATTTTATCGGTGGCGGCGGAATAATCTCCGCTTACCCACTTACTAAAATTTAACTTACATTCATGGCTCCATTCGAACTCAGTTTCTTGTGTTAAGATCTCAATTATATGGGTTTTATTTAAAGGAGTAGACAATAGTGCAAACTGATTGAACTTTTTTAAATGATTAAACATCGCTTTTTGCATAAACTTGCTATAATAGTAAGGAAGACTTTCTCCCTTTGTAATTAACCTAGCTTTTAAAGGCTCGGGTATTGCATATACTTTTACATGTAAACTATGTGATGATGGATAAATCAAATCAATCTTTATATTTGGTATTGTTTCTTTTAAAAAGGAAAAATCATTAAGAATTATAGATGCCAACAAATCAATATCGGTTTTAGCCAATATAGGCACCCCATAAAGGGAGTACACTTGATTTGTTTTAGCGTTATAATCCATTCTTAATAATTCAACCTGTGGCGAAAACAAATATCTCGAACTATTCTCAACTATGTTACAATCGTATTGTAAGTCATCAGGTTTTGGAATATCTTCACCGGATAAGGAACACTCCCTATCTTTTTGTGAATACATTTCATCCTCTGATTCATATACAACATCTTTGCCTGAATCATTCGCGGTATAGAAACCACTACTAGAACCATAATGAGCAACTTTGCTCTCAATATCTTTTTCACCCTTCCCATACAAAAGACGTTTAACTACGTAACCATATGCACCGAATTCATCGAATCCGGAGTCATTATGGGCTTTTAAAGAAGGCTTATAAAGTTTCTTTTCATAAATGAATCCATCTGAAAAAACACTTGCTACATCACTGAATAAAGTTAAATATTCTGCACTGATTTCTCGTGACTCACTGATTAAGGCAATTTTGTGCTTTAAATAAGATTCATTTATAAAGGTAGAGTTAACGGGATGACATCCACGCTTAACTCCCTGTATTAAAC